GCGATACAGACGGACACTCGATTTGATGCTTTTGTTAAACAGCTTGACGCGTTGCCAGTTATGACGCCTGAGTATAAAAAGACTCTAGCAAACAGATTTAGCAGCGGCACGGACACGGCAAAAGGTGTTTTCAATCGATTCGTGCCTGACGGAAGCGTTGTAGACGGCAGTGCCAACGGGGCTTGGTATTCTCCATCCACCCAAAAAATACATATGAATTTTACTGAGGATGCCAATAATCTACAAGGCAACGGGGTGACATTCTTCCACGAACACGGGCATTTGATTGACTTCGCTAACCGCGCCAAGAGTAATCATATCGCTGAACTTGATAAAGTATTGGGCGTTGATTATAATAACCTCATTAACAATACTATGGCCGCTCTAAGTACTAAGAAAAAAACTGATGCCTACAGCTTCCTTTCCTCCCAACTTAGAGGGGTTGATCAAGACCTCCTAAGTTCCGTTTCGGATATTTTGCACGGATTAAGCAGCACAGGCAATAAAAGTGGAATCGTAGGCCGTTATGGCCATTTCGCCCCAGGTTACTGGAAGCGTGTTAGTGTTGGGACAGAAGCATTTGCTCATTTATTTGAAGCTCAATTTGACACTGATAGGCTTAATGCCTTGGAAAGATATTTTCCTGAAACAGTCAAGAGATTCTCAGAATTATTAAAGGGGTTTTGAACATGAGTGACTTAAGTAGAGCCGTTTATTTTGCCGATTGGAATGTCGACATTGACTCCACTAGGTATTGTGAATTAGACAGGCGCTATTTCGATGTTTTTGAACACTGGCTGCCGCTTGAGATATTGCCCAAAAGTATGTCTATTGAGGTTTTGGAAAAAGAGGTCGATGAAGCAATAGAATCGGGCATTGATTTGGTTGGAAAATACGACACCGAAGAAGATGGCGAACCTGTTGACGAAAGCAAATTAGAACGTATTTATTAAATACAAAAGCCGCCCAATAGGGCGGTTTTTTGTTGAAAGGAAGCGGCAACCGATGGCGAAAGATGATTTTTACGTAATAGCATACAGGCTCCTGAAATATCTGTATGACTGCCTGAAAAAAGGCAAGCAAGCAAATATGGAAGCGCTTGACGCGGATTTCTTCGCAATCGGCGATGCTTACTGGGAGTACATTATCAGGCATTTGCATACCGACGGGTTTATCGAGGGTGTTACCCTCGTGCCAGCGCTTGGCAAGCCGGAGGGGGCTGTCAAAATATCCCCAAGGATAACGATAACACCAAAAGGGATTCAATACTTGGAGGAAAACTCCATGTTCCAAAAAATCAAAAGCGCAGTAAAAGATATTGCGGACATCCTTCCGATTTAACCTCCTGGCACACCAAAAACATTTAAGGCACTCTGCTAAAAAGCAGGGTGCTTTTTTTATTGTCGCCGATCGCTGGCGTAAAACGCGAAAATTACCCGACTAAACGGGGCAAATAATGAAAGGCGGTAGTTTTATATGAAGAAAGCAGAATTGGTAACGTTGGGGCTGACCGAGGAGCAAGCCGGCAAAATTGAAACCGCATCGCTGGAGGAACTGAAAGGCTACATTCCCAAAGCGCGGTTTGATGAGGTGAATACAGAAAAGAATACGTTGAAGGAGACCGTCAAGGAGCGCGACAAGCAGCTTGACGATTTGAAGAAGTCTACCGATGTCGAGGGTATGAAAAAGCAAATTGAAGAACTGCAAGCCGCCAACACGAAAAAGGACGAAGAACACGCCGCCGAAATAAAGGCGCTGAAAATCGACACGGCAATTGACGCCGCCCTTGTTGCGGCCAATGCAAAGAACCTGAAAGCAGTCAAAGCGCTGCTTGACCTAGAGGACGCTGACTTTGCCAAAGACGGAGCCATCAAAGGGTTGGCAGATCAGATTAAAAAATTGACTGAGGCCGAAGACAGCAGTTTCCTGTTTGAGGCTGCCGACAGTGGTAAAAAGCCGCCTATCAAGGGGGCGAAACCGGCTGAATCTAAACATGAAAAGCCGGACGGCAAAGTTGATTTTACAAAAATGACGCTTGAGGAATTGGAAGCGTATATGGAATCCAATCCAGGTGTTGAAATACCTGAAAATTACAGTTAAGGAGTGGCTTTAGATGGCGCTGCTATCAGCGAAATTTGATGCAAAAACGTTTAACCCCGAAGCTTTCGGGGCGTATATCAATTTAATACCAAAAACGCGCAGAAATGAGCTGATTCGCTCAAGGGCGATTCAGCCGAATAGTCAGGTCAGGGGGGCGTTTAGAGGTCAAACCGGCGTTGTATTCGCCACGTTGCCGATCTTTGGCAGGCTTGACGGGGAGCCGCTGAACTACGATGGTGAAACGGACATCGTAGCAACCAGTACCACAACTTTTGAGCGTGGCGTTATCGTGATAGGCCGCTCGAAAGCATGGGTTGAGCGTGATTTCTCTGAAGATGTGACGGGCGGGGCGGGGTTTATGCAAAACGTCGCCCGTCAGGTGGCGGACTATTGGCAGGACATAGATCAGGATACGTTGATAGCTATCCTCAACGGCATTTTCGCAATGTCCGGCACAGCGAACCAGGAGTTTATCAATAAACACACATTCGATATATCCACCGCATCAAGTCCATACGTAGGAGCGACCACGTTAAACAGCGCAATTCAACAGGCCAGCGGCGATAATAAAAACATCTTCGGGCTGGTCATTATGCACAGCGTTGTGGCCACTAATCTTGAGAACCTGAAGCTGTTGGAATACCTGAAATTCACCGACGCCAACGGCATACAGAGAGATTTGGCGATGGGGACGTGGAACGGGCGCACCGTGCTTATTGATGACAACATGCCGACTACGGACATAGGCGGCGGAGCTACCACGTACACCAGCTATCTTCTTGGCAACGGCGCGTTTGATTACGAGAATATCGGCGCAGAAGTGCCTTATGCCATGTCAAGGGATGAAAAGACCAACGGCGGCCAGACCACCCTTTACAGCCGCCAGCGTAAAGTATTTGCGCCTTATGGCATCAGCTTTACAAAAGTCAGCATGGCAACGAACAGCCCAACGAAAGCCGAGTTGCAGAACGGCGCGAACTGGACGCTCGTGCATGACGGCAGTGGGAAATTCATTGAACACAAGGCGATCCCGATTGCAAGGATAATCTCACGGGGGTGATGCCCGTGAAAGAGGATATCGTAAAGCGGTTAACTTCTTTAGGGTACACGTTCAACGCGGATAAAGACGGCTGGGTAATTGGTTTTGTTATTGATAAAGTGACAAATTTAATCAAAAACGAAACTAACCTGGCCGAAATCCCCGAAGGGCTTTACCAAATCGCCGTTGACATGATTTGCGGAGAATTCCTTAAAGCGAAAAAGGCCAGCGGCGATTTAGGCGGCTTTGTGATAGACCTGAACACCGCAGCGCTGCAAAAAGAATCTCAGGGGGATACATCTTTTTCATGGGCTGTTGATAAAACCCAAAGCGCGGAAGAGCGGCTGGATGCCTTAATTGAGCACCTGCTTAACTACGGCAGGCCGCAGTTTCTGCGGTTTAGGCGGTTCTTATGGTGAGCCAGGCCAGAGCCGTCCTGCGGCGCATGTGGAAAGACACCTGCACGATTTACGGGTATCGGCCTGTATTGCAGGCAAACAAGTCAACAATCCACGAAGAGATAACTGTGATAACCGATGAACCCTGCAAACTGTCTTTCAGCAGGCTTTCAGAAGTAAAACAAACTGATACCGCTGCGGCAGTTGTTCAGGTTGTGAAGCTGTTTCTTGATGAATCGCTGAAGATTGAGGCGGGTTCAAAAATTGCCGTTAAGCGTGGCGGCAATAAATTTGTTTATGCTTGCAGCGGTGAGGCTGGTATTTTTGAACACCATCAAGAAATTGTCCTGATACCGTGGGAGAGGTGGGCGGCAGATGCCGAAAACGAAAGTTGATTTCCGGCAGTTCACAAGTTTTATGACCAAATTTCAGCAGCTTGCGCATAAAGACAAGAAAGAATTTAGTACCGCGACGGTCAAAGACCTTGCAGCTCGCTTGCTTGCGAAAGTTAAGGCAAGGACCCCTGTAAATAAAAAAATCACCTGGAAAGAAAATAATGAAAAAGGTAAGTTGGTGACAAAAGTTGACCCGAACTATAACGGCGGCGGCACCCTGCGGCGCGGATGGACGATCGGCAGCGTTACAAAAGACGGCGATACTTACAGCGTAGAGGTTATTAACCCCGTAAAATATGCCTCTTACGTAGAAAAAGGGCATAGAGGCGTCTACATCCCAAAAGCTGGAGTCACTTTGCACACTGACACGCACTGGACGCCGGGCGTTTTTATGTTAAAGATTTCCGAAGAAGAACTGGAAAAAGACGCGCATGGCATTGTCGAGGCAAAGCTGAAAAAATTCCTCAAGAAATTAAGCAGGTGATGGCATGGAAACTTTTAAGCCGTTAAGCGCGATACAGGACGGCATAATCGGACAGCTTAATACGTGCTTCGGGGGCCAGTACAAATTGTACCCTGAAGAAGTGAGGCAAGGTCTGGAGAGGCCTTGCTTTTTTATTAAGCTGCTAAAAACGTCAATCACCCAAGTATGCGGCGATCTATACCGCGCTGAAAACCTGTACTGTATCCATTTTTTCCCCAAAAGCACAAGAGAGCCTAAAGGCGAGTGCTATTCAACGCTCGACCGCCTATACATGGCGTTAGAGTACATCAAGATAGACGATAACCATGTTCGCGGCGTTGGCATGAACGGCGATATTCACGATGAAATCTTGCAGTTTTACGTGAGTTATAACGTGTTTGTCCGCAGGATGCATGACCCTATTTTGATGGGAACACTAGAAATTATTGATTTTAGAACGAAAGGATGATGGTTTTATGAGCAGGCAAAAAAATAACGCCCCTGCCCCGCTTGATGAAAAGAAGGATGGAGAGGTGCCGGACGTACACGATATCGGCAATCAGCCCCCGGCGGCGAATGAAAACATTCCAGAGATTAAAAACGAATCTCCAGAGCTGCCCGAACCGCCAGCAGTAACAGAGCCACAGAATACGCAGGAGCCGCCCGTAGTGCCAGAACCAAAGCAGTCACCACTTGATGAAAACAGTTTGCCCAAATACAGCAAAGAACAGTTGTTGAAATCAGCAACATATTCACACAGGCGCGATGTCCTGCGGGTATTGCTGGCAGATGAGGGTTTGTACACACACGCCGATGTCGCGGCGCTTATTAAAGAATTTTTCGAAAAGAGGGTGGAGTAAATGGCGCTTGGCGGTGGGACTTGGCTAGTACAAAATAAAGTTTTGCCTGGTGCGTATATCAATTTTATCGCACTTCATAGGGCAAACCTTATTTTTTCCGACCGTGGGGTTGCTACTATGCCGCTGACGCTCGATTGGGGCGTCCAGGGAGAAGTTATGGAAGTAACAACCCGTGACTTCCAGCGGAACAGCAAGCAGCTTTTCGGCTACGATTTCACACACCCGAACCTGCGTGGCCTACGTGACCTGTTCCGTAACATCCGCGTTGGATATTTTTACCGGCTCGGCATGGGAGGCGCGAGGGCGCAAAACGATTACGCTATCGCCCGGCACAACGGTACAAGGGGTAACGATATAACCGTCTCAATCGCCCAAAACGTAGATGAGCCTGAACTTTGGGATGTGTTGACTTACTTTGACGGGGCGCTTGTTGATGTCCAGGCCGTTGTGAATATGGCAGCGCTGGCCCCCAATGATTTCGTAACGTGGAAGTCTGACGCGGTTCTTATGGCGGAGGCGGGTGTCCCGCTGGAGACTCTCAACAGTACCTTGACATAATCGAGGGCTACAA